TTTTCTGCTCAATTAAAATTACAAAGAGAAGCATTACGTCTTGTTATTGCTGATACTGAAAAATTTAATAAAGCACAAAAGTTTTTACAGAAAACTTCTAAAGAATTAGCAATACCTCAAAATTTAATAACAAGACAATTTACATCTTTGACTGCATCTGTTACTGGTGCAGGTAAATCTGTTGAGGATGCACAAAAAGTATTTGAGGCAATTGCTGCTGGTATTAGAGGTACTGGTGGATCATTAGAAGATATGCGTGCAGCTATGGTTGCTACAAGTCAGGTATTTAGTAAGGGTAAAGTCTCGGCTGAAGAGCTTAGACAACAGCTTGGTGAAAGACTCCCTGGAGCTTTTACATTGTTTGCTGAATCTATGAATAAAACACCTGCTGAATTAGATAAGGCATTAGAGCAGGGCAAGGTTACATTAGATGATTTCATGGCTTTTGCAGAGCATTTATTTGATAAGTATGGAGAAAATGCAAAAATTCTTGCTGATAGTCCAGCAGCAGCAGGATAATGTTGGTCAGCTTTTGCAACCTATAGGATCAGAATTTCAAGATACATTTACAAAAATAGTAGAAGCTATAAATCCAGCAATCAAATCTTTTGTTGAATTTACAAATAAATTAAAAATACAGTCTGTTGAGGCACAAATAAAAGAATTAGAAAAAACATTGAATAGAGGATTTAAAATAAAAAAACCTGGCGGCTTAATTACTGGCGGAATACCTTTTGAGGTTGATGAAAAAGAAAGAGAATCAATAAAACAAAAAATAAATTTACTGAAAGAACAATTAGGAGTTCTTACAGGCATTAAAGAAGAGCAAAAAATGATAGTTGAGGTAACAGAAGAATTAAGTTTTGGACAAGAGGTTTTTATTTCGTTAAGAAATGGTGCGCAAGAATATTTAAAGTCAATACAAGATGTTTCTAAACAAATGCAAGATGCTTTTGTGAATGCATTTAAAGGAATGGAAGATGCTTTAGTACAGTTTGTTCTTACAGGTAAATTAAATTTTAAAGATTTAGCACGTTCAATAATTGCAGATATAACAAGAATAGTAGTCAGACAACAACTTATGACTCCATTATTAGGTGGTATTAATAGTTTATTTGGTTTAGATCTAAAGCTGAATGCAAAAGGAAACGCATTTGGAGCAAATGCAATTATTCCTTACGCAAAAGGTGGCGTAGTTTCACAACCTCAACTTTTTAAATTTTCTACAGGAGGCTCTGGAAAACTAGGAATTATGGGCGAGGGTGGCGCACCAGAGGCAATACTACCTCTAAAACGTGGTCGTTCTGGTAACTTAGGTGTTGAAGCTTCTGGCTCTTCTAATAATATTGTTGTAAATGTAGATGCTTCTGGTTCTTCTGTACAAGGTGATAATGATAATGCAAGACAGTTTGGTAATGTTATTGCAACTGCTATACAATCTGAACTAATAAAACAAAAACGTCCTGGAGGATTACTTGCATAATGGCTACTTTTCCCTCCTCTCCAGAGGCTTCTTTTCCTGTACAGAAAAAACAACAACCTAATGTAAAAATTGTAAAATTAGGTGATGGTTATGAACACAGATTATTATTTGGACTAAACCAAAATCCTCGTATCTACAATTTATCTTGGAAAAATATTACATTAACAGAATTAGATACATTTATGACATTTTTAAATGCAAGGGCTTTAGATAATGCAAGTTTTACTTATACACCACCAGGAGAATCATCATCAGCACAATTTGTTGCAGAGCCTGGATATAGTCAAACAATAAATTTTGCAGATAGAGCAACACTAAATGCAACATTTAGAGAAGTATTTGAACCCTAATGCCAATACCAGTATCAGAACTACAAAAGATTAATCCAAGTTCTATTATTGAACTTTTTACTTTGACCTTAGATAACACATTACATGGATCTACAGATGTGCAGAGGTTTCATGCAGGTACAAATGATTTAGATAATACAAATATCATTTGGCAAGGAAATACATATCAAAAGTTTCCTTGTCAGGCAGAAGGGTTTGAATTTGATGGCTCATCTGGTTCTATACCTAGACCTACCTTTACAATCAGTAATATTTTAGGAACTATTACTGCCTTGTTTGCAACTGTTAATGCTGTCACTGCTAATAATGATCTTAATGGTGCAAAATTTACAAGGATAAGAACACTGGCAAGGTATTTAGATGCTGCAAACTTTACTGGCGGTACAAATCCATTTGGAACTCCTGATACAACACAGGAATTACCACAGGAAATTTATTTTATAGATAGAAAAGTTGTTGAAAACAGAGAGATTGTACAATTTGAATTAGCATCTGAATTAGAATTAATAAATTTAAAATTACCCAAGAGAGTAGTTACAAGAGATCTGTTTCCAGGTGTTGGTACATTTATTAACCAATGACATGGCAGGAAGATGCTCTTGTTCATGCAAAACAGGAAGCACCTAGAGAATCATGTGGACTCCTTGTTAATTATTTAAATAAAGATAAGTATATTCCTTGTAAAAATCTTGCTTTACATAATGATTTGCAGTTCTTGTTAGACCCTTTGGATTGGGCTGATACTG